GTTTAAACCGCAAGTCTTCTGAAGTACTCACCAGAGATGTCTCTGACATCCGACAAGTCCTCGGCTTCTTTGATCAGGTCTTCAAGGTGAGTGCGCAGTACAACTGCTGCTTCCTTGTCGTCCTGTACCGCACTGTCCTTGGTCAACAGCGTCTCAATCTCGTTGAGCTTGTTGTTGATCTTTGTGTCCTCCACAAAGTTGAGAGTGCGAAACTCGGATATGTGCTGTAGCAGCGTCTTTACGCTGGCCTCGGAGGCTACCTCCTTTTTCTTTAGCTTGTCTACAACAACCGTGCAGTGCTCGACTACCTTGCCGCGCAGTTCTGCAACAACGTCCGCAACGAACGTATTGATCTTGCCCAGGTGGTTATCCAGCTGCTCCTGGTAGATGTCGGCGTACTTAGCCTGCTCCTCCTGCTTGGCCTGGTCGGCTGCGCGCTCTCTGTCGATCTCCTTGTGGACATCAACAGCAGCGAACTCCGTAGGCATTGCAATCTCGTAGGAGATGATCTCGAAGTAGAACTTGGTCCGGACGTCTTCCTTGGAAGGATAGAGTGTGTCCAGTGCGCCTACGTCGACGAGCTTGGAGTTGTTCTTGTAGAAGTCGATCGCCTCTTTCTTGTAGTCTTCGTACTTCTCAACGAACTCATCTACAAGGGCGTAGAACTCATTCTTGTATTTCTCCAGCTCCTTATACACTGCAAGGAACATCTTCTTGGATACGAAGTGCGACTGAGGTACCGTAGGCAACCTGTGAGAGTTGCCATATAGGTAGTTGCGCGCCCGTCCCTGAAGGCTCTTGAACTTGTTGTATACTTCCGGCTTGATCAGCATCTTCTTACCTAGCTTGATCACATCCGGAAGCTTGTTGTCCAGCTTGATATCACCCTCTGTGAGGGAGTAACTCATCCCCCACATACCGATGCTGACGCAGACCAGCTTTCCATCCTGGAATAGGCGGTCGTAATACTTCTGTAATGTCTTAGTCGTATCCTGTTGGATATCTATCATGATATGTCTATTTTGAGTTGGCGCATGGTTTCCTCGAAGCTCTCTGCTTGCCCCTCGGTTGTGACCATGACGAGCTTGCCTCTGGCGCGCTTGCGCATGACGTCGAGATCCTCGGCGTGTGAGGCTGCGAATGGAATGAACGACCCCAGCGTATTGATGATGTGCTCATCTTTAACTTCTTTGCCCTCGGAGAAGGCATTGAACATGGAGTCCTTGAATACTTCCTCGATCTCCGCACCTGTGAAGGTGTCTGTGGAGCGGACGAACTTCTTAATTGAGAAGTCAGCCGGAGAGCGACCATACTTGTTAACGACCACGTCCCAGATCTCCTTGCGGTCCTCGGCAGACGGTAGATCCATCCAGAACAGCTGGTCGAATCTTCCCTTACGGATTAGCGCCGGAGGCAGGATTGTGTGGTTGTTGGATGTGGCTACGATGAAGGCCGGGTTATTGCGGTCGTTGAGCCAGGTCAGAAATGTACCAAATATACGGGAGCTTACCAATTATGTTATCTTGCAGGCTTTTTATCCCACAAATCTGCAGCTTGTATTCGCTGCAGTTCAGCATATCTTTTCAACCCATAAGGTTGCCGAGGACTCGTGGCTAAGTTATATTCCTTCACAGGGTTCATTAGCTATGCGTTGCGCGTGTCCAGCCTTTTATGTCTAGACTTCCGCTCTGATTCCCGTTGCAGGGTTCCAGATTTTTTCCTCAGTTTTACAACAGGAATCTCTTCCTGAAGCGGCCAATATTGGCAATAACGTTCAAATTTTCTATCTAACCATACGCGAGCATCCTTATACATAAAGTCCATGACGGCCTTGGCTGCTTTTCTTCCACCTTTTGCATAAGTTTTTACCGCTCCGCATGTAGCAAGTTTTGTTCTAGTGTAGCCCTCGACATGTTGTTCGAAGACATCTTGAAGCATATTTAGGAATTGTTCCGTTCCAATAATTGTAAGTCCTGGAGTCTTAGTTGCTGTATTGTACTTCAAACTACCGTCACCGTCAAAGTAACCTCGAATGAAATGCTTGAGTAACTTTGTTGGAACAATTTCTGTGCTTGGAAAAACAACTTTCTCTGATTTAGCTGGTATACAGCCTAGTTTGATAAGTTGGTCGGACAGCCCTCTGTGGCATACCCGGAGTCTGCAATACTCTTTATACTCGAATTTACGTTTCTTTTTGCAAAACGTAATTCTAGCATCCGGAGCGATCGCTTTCTTAAACTTTTCCAAGTGGTTAAGATCCTTACTGTTAAGCTCTATTGAGATTTGTCCGCCACAATTCGAGCCATCTGCATATAAAAATCCTAACCAGTATGCTTTCTCTTCAGAGTCTATTACATCGAAGAAGTCTTCTACGTATTTATGTGTGGCGTACGCCGTGCATGTTCGTATAGGAATTCCTCTTGAAGTTATGACTCTAGACACCACATTACTGTCGTGCCTGAACTTTTTTGCTATTTTTTTGATAGATAACTTGTCTACGTTGTATGCATGCAAGATCTTTTCTTCGTCTATGTTATTACTGTATTGGTTCATACAGCAAACATAGCAGATCTTACGCGCTTGTCAATACTTTTATCAACCGGTGTCTCCCCTGCCCGATGTAGCGTCTGTGCTAAGGCTTTTCTCTACCTCATCCAGCAGAATAACGCACTTGCCAATAGACTCGATGGTCTTGATGAGCTCACGCATGTTGCGCTCGGAGTCACCTACGAGGGACCCGAAGACCTTGCCGATGTCCAGATAGAACAGCGGGCAGTCGAACTCTTTGGCAATTGCTTTAGCCAACAGCGTCTTACCTGTGCCCGGAACCGAGGCGAGCAGAATGCCCTTCGGTAGAGGTAGCTTGTAGGCTCGGGCTGCTTTCGAGAATGCTTTCTTACGGGACTCGATCCATTTCTTGAGCCCGCTGAGCCCTCCAACCTGCTTGAAGCTGACGTCTGTCTCGATGTAGTCCAGCAGTTCTGTCTTCTTGAGCTGTGCGATCTTCTCTGTAAACACTGATGCAACAAACTTGTTGTCGAAGGCCATGTTCTCTACGTAGGCCATACTGAAGGCGTTCTCTACCTCAACGTGGGTCATGCCCTTGGCGGCCTCCACGGCAGCCTCGCGCACCTCGTTTGTGATGACCAGCTTGTCTTTCTTGGCGTCTTCCTTGGCTTTATTGACCGACTCCAGAATGAAGTTGAGCCGCTCGTTGATGGCCTCCTCAGTGGGAAGCGCGTAGTCTACGAGCTGTATCTCCTTCTCGAGCTCGGGAGGTATCGCAAACGTATGGCCAACGAATATGACCATGTTGCTGCGCGCCTTGAGGTTGTTCCAGGCGTTTCTGAACAGCCGAGTGATGATAGGCTTGTCGAAGTGCTTGTGAAAGTCCTTCAGAATGAACACACAGTCCGTAGCCTTGTAGCTCTGGAGGTAGCGCAGCAGGTCCGCTGGCACGATAGTCTCCTCAGGATGCTCGTCGCGGGCACCCTCTGAAATCTCTTGTAGTCCTGTCTGGCAGTCCCATTCATGTATGCGCAGTTGTTTATCCTGCTTCATGAGGGAGATGATGTCCAGTCGAGCCCGCTGCTCTTCATGCGTCATTACCCATACGGCGGAATATGATGCATTCTTGTAGTTCTTAATCTTTGTTACGAAGTCCATTAGAGGTGTTGATGATTGATTTGTTACGTTTTATGTTCTCGCAGATATCCGCATTCTGGACGTTAAAGAAACCCAGCATGTCTGATATGACTGCATTGACTAGCGGCACGTTTTTCTGACGTGCCAGTTTGCGATAGTATGCTACTTCGCTTGCGTACATCCACTTGATAAGCCACAGCGCTGCTGCGTATAGTGGGTGCTTGGCCAAGGTTTTATCCGGAATCCCGGTTTCTTCAACCGGGAGTTCCAGATCCTTTAGTTCTTCCGCAAACGCTGTTGCGGTTGATAGCCGTCTACTGAGCGCCTTGTCCAGGAGCGGCGTTGTCAGTTTTGCCTTAGCGACTCTCTTCTTCGGAGTCTTCTTGATACCTGGCTCAGGCTTTTTCTTGGCCTGGCGCTTCTTCCGTTCTTTCGAGGTTACTCGTTTTGACGACTTTTCTGTCATGTGACTTGCTGACCTGCGTATAGTATTTGTCCTGCAGCTCGTGAGCTGGGACGCGGCTATACCGTCTGTTTGAATCTCGCACGACGTAATACTTGACAGTGTTTTCCATAAACCTATTGTAACAGGTCCACAGAAGAGTTCAAATATTATGTCCTACGAGCTTATAGGTTTGTGAATACTTTGAGCTCCGCCCGCTTTTTCTTCTTGCGTTTGGGCTTAGGATGTAAAATAATGGTGTAGGCTTTAAATGAATCACTTACGTAAGTCAGAATTGATTCCGCCACCATGTCCTTAGTTACTAATATATGTTTGACCATGCTGATATTGAAAAGGCTGCAGCCCAGCTGTTTTCAAAGAAAACTGCCAAAGCTACATTCCTGGCGCGGCAGCTGATGTTGTCTACGCTGCCTGCGTCGTATTTTGTTGAGAATTATTTGTATGACAACGAGGGGCGTCTCCAGAGTCTGGAAGCGTTCCCTATGCTGAAGCAGGTTTATGACAACATGCCCCAGAAGTTGGTGCTGAAGTGCAGTCGTAAAACACTTAAGTCTACGCTGATCAGCAATTTGATTTGTCTCAATTTGGTCAGATGGAACTATTATAAAATGATGTACGTGGGCCCCCAGGAGCTTACTGTGAAATATTTCTCGAGTAACTATTTACCCCCACGATTTGAAAGCCCGCGAGTCAAGAGACTGCTGGTTCAAGGGTGGGAAAAGAATGATGTCTTTGAAAAGATTCTCGGCGATACTAGGAGCAGCGTACTTTTTAGATACGTGAAAGATGATGCGACACGAACTCGTGGCCCCGCCATTGACTGTGTTGTGTACGATGAGGTTCAGGACATATTCTATGACCAGATACAGATCGTACAGGAAACCATGGCGATGTCTCCGTTTAAACGTGAAATATTTGCAGGTACTCCGCTCGATACTACTAACACACTCACAAGGATCTGGAAACAGTCCAATCAGCTTGAGTGGATGATGCGGTGCAGTTGCAAACACTGGAACTCCCTCACCGAGGGAAATGAGCCGCTGCTGATGATTCAGCCCCACGGGCTTAGCTGCTCTAAATGTCTAAAGAAATTGAACTCCAGAGAGGGTGAGTGGGTTGCCACCAACCCCTCGGGCCACCTTCTGACAGGCTACCATTTGGCACAGCCTATTCTACCACACTACAATGAGAGTGAGAAGGAATGGAAGGAAATCTACGATAAGGTGCATAGCGGTAGCAAGGATCTCAAGACAATCATGAATGAGACCTTCGGGTTGACCTACGACATAGGCACCAAGCCGATTACCGAAGAAGAATTGCGCAAGCTATGTGTGCTTGGGCCTGTAGAGACCGGCACAGACAAGCTTGCCATATGGACCAAGAACAAATCTAAATATAAGATCTACACTCTTGGTGTCGACTGGGGCGTATCTATGCACCAGTCAAGAACTGTCGTAACGGCAGGGGCGTTGCGCAATGACGGCGTCTACGAGGTCTACTTCTCTAAAATTTTCAAGGGATTTGATCATGAGGCGCATATTAAACAGATAGCTGAGTTGGCCAACAAGACAAAGTCTTATTGTGTTGCTGACTCGGGTCCCGACCCTATTCGGGGCATTAGTTTGTGCGAGCA